AAACCATTAAAAGCCAAGAGCAAGTCAATCAGTCATTAAAAAATACGATTGAGACAGAGCGCCAAGCAGTAGAACAACAGAGAATAATCCACGATGAAATCAAACAAGCAACACAAGACAAAGTGCAAGTGGTTCGAAAAATCATTAAGAGCCAACCTTGCTATAGCACTCGTATTAACGATGACGCTATTGAGCGGTTGCACTAATAAGGTGACGACTAAGACAGAATATATATATCCGCCTCAAGCATTTCTAACGCCTTGTGTTAAAACTCCATTCACTGGTAGCACATACGGTGAGGCGGTGGAGTATTTGATTATAGTGCAAGGCGAGCGTGATATGTGCGCTAGCCAAATAACCCACATTAATAAGTGGGTTGAAAGCACAAAGAGCAGCAAATAATCTTAAGAAAAAAACTAAAGATCGCCAAATAAAGTGCGGTCTTTTTTTATTTTAAAGGTTTGATTTTAAAGATTAAAAGGTACTCCTGAGGGGATACCCCTTTCCGCGGGGTTTCGGGCGCGCGGTTTTCGACAGTTTTTTGACATCTTAGGCATCATCATCTTTTTAAGGTTTTTGGATTTTTGGTAGGTTTGGCATGGAGAATTTATTTGATTTAAAACTCAATATAAATCAGATCGCCGAACTGGTCGGAATGCATCGTCAAACCGTATCGCAACGGGTTGCAGGGCTTACCCCTGCTATTGGCAGTAACTCCAAGTTAAAGCTCTATGCGCTATCTGATTTAATCAAAATCGGACTTGCTGAAAAAATGACGGGTGATGTTGATAGTTTGTCGCCCGTTGAGAGACGAGCATTTTGGCAAGCGGAAAACGAAAAGCTTAAATATGAGCGCGACACTGGAGAGCTAGTTCCTGCTTTTGAGGTTGCTCAAGAGATGAGTTTTTTGGCTAAGGCTGTAGTGCAATCACTTGATACTTTGCCAGATATTTTAGAGCGTGATTGTGGATTAACTCCGTCACAATTAACCCGTGTAATACAGGTAATTGATGATGTTAAATCGCAAATGTCATCACATGTACAGACTGGTGATGACAAATCAGAGGAGCAATAATGTTTGCATCAGCTAAAGATATTAGACGAGATATTGCAAATCTGCTTAAACCTCCACGCCGAATGAAAGTATCCGAGGCTGTCGCAGAGTATATGCGCGTGCCTGTTGGTGGTGGCAACTCTGTTAAATGGGATAAAGACACAGCGCCTTACATTATTGAGCCAATGGATTGTTTAAACTCGCGAGAATATGACGCTGTCGTTTTTGTTGGTCCTGCCCGTACAGGCAAAACAGTTGGATTGATTGATGGCTGGATTACTTATGCGATTATTTGCGATCCGTCAGATTTCCTCTTGGTGCAACTTACACAAGAGAAAGCCAGTGAGCATAGCCGTAAACGTTTAGACCGCACTTTTAGATGCTCGCCTGAGATTGCAAAAAGATTAAGCCCCCGTAAAAACGATAACAATGTACATGACAAATATTTTAGAGCTGGCAACCTGTTAAAAATAGGCTGGCCATCTATCAACGTATTATCATCATCAGACTATAAATACGTTGCGCTAACTGATTATGACCGCTGGCCAGATGATGTGGACGGTGAGGGCGACGGCTTTAGTTTAGCGTCCAAGCGTACAACGACATTTATGAGTGCAGGCATGACACTTGTAGAGAGTTCTCCAGGCAAAGATATAGTTGATCTAAAACACCATCCTAAAACTACTCACGAGGCACCGCCAACGACTGGTATTTTGTCGCTATATAACCGTGGAGACAGACGTAGATTTTATTGGCAATGCCCTAGTTGCTCCGAATGGTTTGAGCCATCAATGGCTAACATGGTCGGCTATCGTGATGATACCGATTATGTTAAGGCAAGCGAAAATGCTCGATTGCAATGCCCTCATTGTCAATCTCTCGTAGATCCTGATAAAAAACGAGCATTAAACATCAGTGGCAAGTGGTTAAAAGATGGGCAAACGATAGATAAAGACGGTGTGATACATGGAGAGGGAAGAAACTCTCGTATTGCATCATTTTGGCTAGAAGGTCCTGCAGCTGCTTATCAAACATGGGCGCAGTTAACTTATAAATTACTCAACGCTGAACACGAATTTGAGATGACCGGCAGTGAGGAGACCTTAAAAGCGGTAACTAATACTGACTGGGGATTGCCTTATTTGCCACGCTCAGCGCTTGAGCAACGTAGAAGTGATGAGCTAATGGAGCGGCGTGAAGAAACCGAAAAAAGAACGGTGCCTTATGGGTGCCGTTTTTTATTGGCTGCGGTTGACGTACAGGGTGGGCGGAACCGTCGCTTTGTAGTCCAAATTGTTGGCTATGGCGAAAACAGCGAACGATGGCTCATTGATAGATACAACATTAAATCATCAATGCGGAGCAATTCAGACGGAGAAAGTCTCCAGATTGACCCGTCCGCCTACCCTGAGGACTGGGATTTGCTCATTAGTGATGTGCTTAATAAGCAATATCGCGTTGATGGATTGGATGGAGGATTTATGCCAATCCTTGCAATGGCCGTGGATAGCGGTGGTGAGGATGGTGTAACAGATAACGCTTATAAGTTTTGGCGTAGATGTAAGCGCGATGGATTATCTAAACGCGTCTATCTCGTTAAAGGTGATAGCACCAAGCGTCAAAAACTTATTACGCGCACTTACCCTGATAACACCTCTCGATCAGACCGGCATGCTCAAGCGCGCGGCGATGTGCCTTTGTATTTACTCCAAACAGATCAACTCAAAGATCGCATTAGTAACGCATTAAGCCGTGAGACGGTTGGCGCTAACTATATCCATTTCCCATCATGGTTAGGCGAATGGTTTTTTGATGAGCTGACTTATGAGGAGCGCGGACAAGACGGCAAATGGCGTAAACCAGGTAAAGGCAACAATGAGGCGTTTGACTTATTTTGCTATGCCCACGCTATTGCCATTTTGAGAGGCTATGAACGTATTAAGTGGGGCGATGAGGATATCGTCCCTCACTGGGCAAGGCTGCCAGACTCAAATCCTAACGTAATACGAAAAGAGACAACCGCACCGGAAGTGGAAGCAGAAAGTGCGGTAGAAATTGAACAAGTTAAACCGCAAACGAAAGCCAAAACCAAAAGTAATTGGCTAAATGGTGGCGGAAGTAAAAAAAGTGGTTGGCTTTAACTCCTAGACAACCTTAAATCGGTAGATACCGAGCCTATGAAAAGGTGGATATGTTGCGGTAATAACTCAAGCCCTGACTAGAGATAGTTGGGGCTTTTTATTATCTAAATTTGGAGATAGAAAATGCAATTAGCAAATCCCGAAAATTTTAAACAGTTTGTACAAAATAAAGGCTCTAAAACTATTACCACATCAGAAACTGTAGCAAAAGTTTTTGGCAAGTATCATTACCATGTTATACGTGATATCCGTGAAATTTTAGAATCTGGTGATGACGAATTTAACCGAACCAATTTTGGTTTGGTTGAATACATCGACAAAAAAGGCGAAAAGCGCCCAATGTTTGAGATGACAAAAGACGGATTTATGTTGTTGGTTATGGGATATAAAACCAAAAAAGCAATGGCAATTAAGATCGCTTACATCAAAGCATTTAATTTTATGCAAGATCAATTGCTATCTGGCAACATGACATTGCTTGAGCAATATTACCAAGCCTTAGGTGAGCATAAAGCCGAAAAACAATTAGCAAGCGTTTGTGGTAAAGCATTGAATGAATGGAAAGGTAAAAAGCCGTTGCTTGAAGCAACACTAAAAATCTTTGAAGACAAATTGCAAATTGAGTTACCACTACTTAACTAACCGCACCGTAAAAAGTGCGGTTTTTTATTGGGGCAAAAATGGCTATCTACGACAGAGACGAACTCGAAGAAAAAATCCGAACACTTGATGAAAAGATCGAAAACGCCCAAAGCCAAGTTAGCTTTAACGGGCGATCGGTATCTTACCAAGTGTCCGAATGGACAAAACAACGTGACCGCTATCAACAAATGCTTAATGAGTTATTAGCGGAAACAAGACAGCACGTTAAACGCCACAGAATTAAATATGCGAGATTTTAAACGATGGGAATATTAGATAAAACGATTGCCGCAATCTCGCCTAAATGGGGCGCACAGCGAGCAAAAAGCCGATATGTGATGAATGCATACGAGGCAGCAATGCCAAGCCGTACGCATAAAGCAAAACGAGAAAGCCAAGGTGCGAACATTTCAACAAAACAAAGTGCGGTAAGTTTGAGAGAACAGGCCCGTGCGTTAGATCAAAATCACGATATTGTGATTGGAATCCTTGACAAGATGGAAGAACGTGTCATTGGCTCACGAGGAATCCATATTGAACCGCAACCACTTAATTTAAGCGGTGATGTTGATGAAGATTTGGCAGATCAGATCCGTAAAAAGTGGGCGGAATGGTCTGTGCGACCAGAAGTTACAGGACAATTTACGCGCCCAGAACTGGAGCGGATACTTTTAAGAACTTGGTTGCGAGACGGTGAAGTATTTATCCAACTCGTGCGTGGTGTGGTGGCTGGGCTTAATCATAGCACGGGCATTGCATTTAGTCTTGAGGCGTTAGAGCCTGATTTTGTGCCGATGTGGCAATCAGATACTGCTAATGTAATCCAAGGCATAGAGATCAACGCTTGGCGCCGCCCTGTGTCTTACCGTGTTTACATGGATAACCCACAGGAAAATAACCGCACTTACGGGCGAGTTAAGTCAGTGCCGGCAGAAAATATGCTGCACCTTGCGTTTAAAAAACGCTTACACCAGTTGCGTGGCGTATCAATGTTGCACGGTGTAATTGTCCGACTTGCCGACCTAAAAGACTACGAGGAGAGCGAGCGCGTGGCCGCACGAATTGCCGCCGCCTTTACGATGTACATCAAAAAAGGCGATGCCGCACTTTACGGAGATAATGAGGATTACAGCGCAGACAGTCCGGAGCGAGATTTTGAGATTGCTCCAGGTGCAATCATTGATGATTTAAAACCTGGTGAGGACATCGGGTTAATCAACTCAAACCGACCAAACGTTAACCTTGAAACCTTTAGAAATGGTCAGTTAAGAGCAACAGCAGCAGGAACCCGCTCAAGTTACTCAAGCATTGCCCGTGACTATAACGGGACTTACTCAAGCCAGCGACAAGAGCTGGTGGAGAGCTTTGAGGGCTACTCCGTTTTACAAGATACCTTTGTTGCACATATCTCTCGCCCGATTTATCGCGAATGGCTAAAAATGGCGATTGTCAGCGGTGAAATTGAGGTGCCAGTCGATATCGATCCAGCGTCACTTTATAACGCTGTTTACAGTGGACCTGTGATGCCATGGATTGATCCGACAAAAGAGGCGCAAGCGTGGAAAGAGCGCATAAAAGGTGGATTAGCAACCGAAAGTCAAGCGGTACGGGCAAGCGGAAGCAACCCAGCAGAAGTTAAACGCAGACGAAGAGTTGAGGTTGAGGAAAACCGCAAATTTGGTCTCAAGTTTGACACAGATTTAACTAACACAGGTACGACAAATGAAAAAGCAAAAGATGATTCTGTCGCCGGTGGCGATGGCAGCGAGCGCGACAAAGACGAATAATCAGTCTTGGTACTCAATCAAAGCCAAAGCGAACGATACGGCAGAGATCTCAATTTACGATGAGATTGGATTTTGGGGTGTATCTGCGGCGAGCTTTGCGCAGGACTTAAAAGACTGCGGAAATAATCTCAAGCAGATTAACTTACATATTCACTCGCCAGGTGGCGATGTTTTTGACGGAATCGCCATTTACAACTTGTTAAAAAATCACCCGGCAAATGTGACAGTTTACATTGACGGATTAGCTGCAAGTATGGCGAGCGTTATTGCAATGGCTGGCAATGAGGTAATTATGCCAGAAAATGCAATGATGATGATTCACAAGCCTTGGGGAATTCAAGGGGGCGATGCTGAGGATATGCGCAAGTATGCTGACCTATTGGACAAGGTCGAAAATACGCTAATCCCTGCTTACGCAAACAAAACAGGAAAAACACCTGAAGAATTAGCAGAAATGCTATCAGCAGAAACTTGGCTCAACGGAAAAGAATGTGTTGAGCAAGGATTTGCCGACAAACTAGCCGAACCACTTGTGGCGATGGCGTCTATTAAATCACGAAAATTAGAGGACTTTGAAAATATGCCAAAAGCAATGAAAGACATGTTGTTTAAGCCACAAGGCAACGCTGGTACAAATCCAGCATCACAAGCAACACAAACTGAACAATCAGCGCCAGTAAATCAAACTCAAACTATGACAGTAGATAATACTACACAAGTGCAAGCCGAGTTAAATAAACGCAATGCGGATATTAAAGCCGTATTTACTCCGTTTGGCACAGCTCATAATGATTTGTTAGTAGAGTGTTTAGGTGATTTATCAATTACCGCTGAGCAAGCAAAAGACAAATTGTTAGCTAAACTTGGTGCAAATACAACACCAAGCGCAGCGCCTACCGCATACGCTGGTAATGGTAATATTGTTGGCGACAGTGTTAAGCAATCATTGTTAGCACGTGCAGGTATTGATAAGGATCAATCAAACACAAAAGCTAACGCATATAGCGGTATGAGCTTGCGCGAATTAGCTCGAGCATCACTTGCAGATCGCGGCGTTAGCGTTGCTGGTCAAAATGCAATGGGTATTGTCGGTTTAGCATTCACACATTCAAACTCTGACTTCGGTCAAATCTTAATTGATGTGGCACACAAATCATTATTAAAAGGCTGGGAAAGTGCGGTAGAAGATTACGAAAAATTTACTACTCGCGGCACTCTAACCGATTTCCGCGCAACTAAACGCGTTGGTCTTGGTAGTTTTAGCTATCTCCCTGAAGTTGGTGAAGGTGAAGAATACAGCTATGGCAAGATTGGCGATGAAGGTGCGAATGTAGCGCTTGCGACATACGGTCAATTATTCTCAATCACTCGTCAGGCAATCTTGAACGATGATATGCACCTATTGACTAAAATCCCTGAGAAAATGGGGCAAGCTGCAAAAGCAACCATTGCTAAATTAGTATTCGCACTATTAACTGGTAACGCTATTGCTCAAGACGGTAAAAAATTATTTGATGCGTCACACAACAACGCATTCAACAACGCGGCACTAGATATTACAAACATTGATAAAGCTATTCAAATGATGAATGGTTTCGTTGATGCAAGTGGTCAGCCTTTAGCTATCGAGCCTGAATTCTTGTTAGCGCCAACGTCTTTATATACTCGCGCTAAACAATTATTAGGCTCTACAAGCGTAGAGGGTGCGGATATTAACTCAGGAATCATTAATCCATTGCAAGGTGTTGTAGATCCAATTAAATCTGCTCGTTTACAAATTGCAAATCAGAAAGAATGGTACTTGATCAATAAAGAGGCTATTGAGGTTTCATATCTTGACGGCATTGATACTCCATACATCGAGCAGCAACAAGGCTTTACCGTTGATGGTGTAGCTACTAAAGTTCGCATTGATGCAGGCGTGAATGTAATTGACTATCGCGGCATCGTTAAAGTTACAAACAAGTAACTTAGAATCCATTAAATAGTGACCGCACTTTTAAATAAGGTGCGGTTTTTTATTAAATAAATCATAGGATTAATTGAATATGGCTAAAAATTATGTACAAGATGGCAATACAGTACGCTTTACCGCAACCGCTGCGATGAAGAGTGGTGATGTGGCAATGATCGAAAATCTTGCAGTTGTTGCAGTATCTGACGTTGCTCAAGGTGGTGTAGGTGTTGGTTTAACTACTGGTGTTTTTACTGTAAAAGCAAAAGCGGCAGATGATATCAAACAAGGTGCGATTGTTTACTGGTCAACTGATGGCGCAACAACCACCGCAGGCAGTAATAAACGCTTAGGCGTTGCGTGGCGCGCAAGCGGTGCATCTGTGGAAACCGTAGATGTCAAGATCAACGCTTAGTCCATTTGATGTAGCAATCGCACAGGCGGACAAAGTCATATCAGATGTGATGATGTCCGTCTATGTCATCAATGGTAAAAAATACAAAGCGGTGTTAGATGAGGAGCCAAGAGTTATGGGTGGCGGTGGCGATGATTATTTAATCAATGGCACAACCAGGACTTTAGCTCTTTTTAAATCATCTGGCTATAAACCAAAACTTGGCGATGTTATCACCGCATCTAATGCGAAATATGTCGTCCGTGGTTTTAGTTTTGAAGATGGTAAGATTGTATTGCAGTTGGAGTAAATGTGACGTCTAAGATCGAAGGATTGGCGGCATTACAGGCTAATTTTGAAAAATTAGCTAGTCAATCTGTGCCTAAATGTGTGGCTAAAAGCATTAATAAAGTAGCGCGAAATGCCATTAAAAACGGAACAAAAACCGTGTCCAAAGAGGTTAAAGCGCCAATAAAATTAATCAAAAAGCGAGTCCAGCTAACTAAAAAAGCCACACCTCGGAGACCTGTTGCAAAGATACGTGTAAACCGTGGAAACTTGCCTTTAATTCGGTTACTAGAAAGCTCTAGATATCGTATTAATATAGGACGGGGGCAGGTTAAAATCGGGCAACATAGAGTCCAGAGAGGTTTTATCCAAACCCTCTCAAGCGGACGAAAGCAGGTGATGCAGCGCAGAGGGAAATCCCGCTATCCTATTGATGTGGTAAAAATACCGCTTTCTACACCTCTAACCAATGCGTTTCACCGTGAACTGAAGAATTACTCGGAGCAGGTGAAAGTTGAACTATCGAAAGAATTGAGCGCTGTTTTTCGAAAATAAGGAGTAGGCGGTGCAAATCCATAAGAAAATTAGACATCAAATTTTTAATCTACTCAATACTAACATTATAGGTGTTGAGAATTATTATTCTGGTCGCCCTTTGTTTATTGATATAGATCAAGAAGCATCGGCAATCGCAATATCTATTGATGATATCTCTTGTGAGTCAATAGATCTCTGCAACCACGAATATACTGCAACCTTAAACATCTCAACTTATTTGAAAACCGCTGTAGGCGATGATGAGCTAGACGATATCGCTGAGCAAATTAAACAACGATTGGAGAGCACTATAGCGAGTGATGAGCTATCGGAAACTATCCAAGAAATTGATTTGATGAGCTACGAATATGAGCAAGACGCAACAAATCGCACCTGGTTTGTCTCCAGCCTTAAGTATCAAATTAAATACGAGGACTAAATATGTCAACACAAACAACCCCTTTCCAAGGGACTAAGTTTTATTTAGGCATTGGCTATGATGCGGAAAAAGCTATCACCGCTTGCACTGTTACGCCAAACGCCACAATTACCGCAACAGGAAATGGCTTAAAAGCTGGTGATTTTATCCGAATTACTGGCTTAGGCGCATTAGATGGCTGTTACCCTGTAAAATCTGTTTCTACTGACACAGTAACACTTGCCGACGAAGTGGATTGGAAAGGTTTAGATAAACCAACTGACTTTACCAAGGCTAAAGTTTCAAAAATCCAATTATCAAGCAATTTCTGTGCGATTAAGCAGATTGATGGTGATGGTGATACATTGGGTGAAACAGACATCACCACAATGTGTTCAGAGGGTACGGAAACAGAAGCAGGCGAAATTGAATACGGTTCAATTAAGCTCTCTTTCTATTACGCCCCAGCAACAGACATGCAAAAAGATTTGCGTAAAAAATTCTACGACAAAGAAACGTTCCCTTGGTTAATGGTTTTGAAGAATAATCAAGGTGCTTTATATGGTACAGGCTTTATTCAAACCTCACCTAACTTCAGTGGTGAAGTGAAAGGTAAATTTGAATCAGGCGTAACCATTAAAAAAGCGAAACGTGATTATTTTTTACCTACAACAGCGTAAATAACAAAGCCGAGAGTTAATCCTCTCGGTTTTCTTTTTCTAGGGCGGAACGAATGAATTTAAGAGATAAACTTTTATCACACAAACCAAAAGTTAAACCAGTCGAAATTTTAGGTGATACCTATTACATCCGTGAGTTTACCGTTGGGGAAATGAACAAAGCCTTATACGGACAACAACAAGAATTAGTGCGCATTGCTGAGGCTCAAGGTATCACGCTTGATTTTACCAATGAAGATACATTAACCGAGCAATTGGCCAAAGTTTACGACAAGCACAAATTAACTCGCACAATCGCAATGCGTTTATGCGATGAAAACGGTGTAAACCTATTCAACGCAGAAGATGAAAACGATTTAGAGCAATTAGCGCAGTTAGACAAAGCGGTTATTGAGCAACTTAACCAAGCCATTATGGACGGTGAACCAA